TCACAACCGCCTTCTTGATTTCAGCGGAGGCTTCGTCAATGTCTATCGTGCCGTCTTTATAATTTAACAATATCTCCTCAATCTTCATTTGGTCTCCTTGAACAATCGGATACTTTTTATAATCTATAAGTTTTCCATTACCTAAGCCATCGTCTATTAAAGCCATTACCCCTCCTTCTCTGCCGTTAGTGCGGTGATTATTGCTTGGGCTATTACTTCTGCAAGTGTAGAAGTATCTCCAGGAAAACCTGCATTTATCATCCTATCCTGAAATATCTCACGATATTTGGATGTAGTGATAACTTGTTTTATTTTTTCTTTATCCACCCGCTCCAACACTCTAATTGCGTAGGTGAGGGCATTTTGTATTTCTTGAGTAGTTTTGTGTTTAAAAGCAGATACGGCAATTATACTTTCGTAGTCCTTAATACCCCTAATCGTTTCCGCGCACTCGCTGATTTTATCCTTTTCCCCCATCTTCGGCTGTTCTTGGGTCATCTCATCCTCCATATTAAAGGCTTTATTAATACTTTCTCCTGTTTGGTTTTTCTGTTTTTAATAGCCGTTTCAATATACCAAGTCCTGCGTGAACACCAACAGCCTTAGTAATTAATCCATACCTTTTCTTTTTTGCAAAAGCATTCCACAATAAATCCCCAACAGCGTAACCATAACAAAAGGGTTTAACTACTTCGTTTACTATTCCTTTTCCTAGTGCCTTGTTTTGATCTTGTCTTAATTGCTTTTTAATTTCTGGGTTAGTTCTGTCCAGATCCATCTTCATCCTTTTGTTTAGGAACATACTTTAAATAACTTCTACAAAATCCAACTAAATAAATAAGTAACAGCAAGGTATAACCGGCCAATTGAAGTAAATAACTTAAATAACTAATTTCCTTTACATATAATTTAATACTTAAAACTACTGTTTGACCTGTTACTAATAAACCCAAGAATAGTAAAAGGAATAAATCTATCATTTTATTTTTTCCCCCATATTGAACCGTTTTTGTAATGTAATTCATATTGTAAATTAGTAATTACTCCTATCAAAAACCAAGCAAGCAAAACACCAACACCTATCACAGACAGTATTAGTATAATTTGGGCGATACAATCAACTAAATTAAAGGTTTTGTCATTAAATGGATCGTAACCCTTTGTCCACTTGCTTATTCGGAATAGTGCCCATACTAATGCTGGTACTGGAATAAGTCCCGTTAATAATCTAACTAACCACCTGTAAATAGAAAGCCCCGTTCCGTAAGCACAAGTCCAGTTGCCATCCAGATTTTCAACTAAACAACTAATACTTGTTTTTCTACAGAAAACTTTACAGAATTTACATTTAAAATACTTCTCTTTTTTCATTAATGTTCCCTCACATATATTTTAGCTCCAGTACTTGTTTTACAGATTAAACACCCCTGACAAGCACCCTTACATTTAACTACTTTAGTTAAGCGGTCATAAACTTTTGGTTTCGTTGGAATAAACATATTATCTATTTTAAAGTAAGTTCCTTGAATAATTAAATTACTTGGTCTATCAATAAAACATAAATCCTTGCGTGCAGTATATCCATAAATTACTACTTCTGGTACATCTTGTTTTAAACACTCTGCTATTTCTATTAGTTTATCAACATCTTCTTGTGTTTTAAAATCTCCCGCCTCAGAAAAACGAATAAAGAAAACTTCAGGATGTTTTTTTAATGCGTTTACTAAATCCCCCTCTATTTCTTCGGCTGTATGGCTTGCCCAATACTGTGCTTGGCGTTCTCTATACGGCAAGACGGCCTTATATAATCGTTCTGCCTTCATAGCATAACACTTCTTTCCTATATTACATAATCCCAAAGACCTGCTTGGACAATTAGTAGCAGAAGTCATATTAAAAATTAAAGTATCTTTACCAACCTTTTTATTGCCTATACTATAAGGAAGCATTAGTTTCTATCCAATAGAAAACCTACATCTTCTTTTACAGTATCCGCATAGAGAGCGTCTACCACATCTAACTGGTCTACTATTTTAAGTATTTCTTTTGCATATCTTTTAGCACGATTACCCAAGCTAATCTTTTCCCTTGATGTAAGTTTATGCTTCATTGACTTCATCTTTTATCCCCCATACATCAATTGTGTCGTTTACATCACAATCTTTAATAACTAATCTAACGCCCTTATCTTTGCGAATTACTGTTACACAACCAGAATTAATTTCAATTTTAATACTGGGGTATTTACTTTTCATTTTCTCTCCTTTGCACATAACTAAAGTATAGCACATCCTAAGATCGAAGTCAAGTTATTTCTCATCCCGAAGTTTCTTTGAGATTTTTACAAGGTCGTGGTCAATGTTCAAAATCTTAGCAATATCATCTTTTAAAAGCTTTCCTAAACCGTTTACTTCGTGCCTATCTTCTATTTCCTGTAATTCTGCCGCAATCAGTTTTAACTGAATATAAATCTCACATAATCTTCTTGCGTCAAAATCTCTAATCTGTTTATGCGCTTTTGATTTATACTTAATTCCTGCTTTTTGACAAATATCATAAATAATTTTTCTAATTTTTATTTCTCTTTCCATCTATCTCCCCCCCTTTTATAAGCATTTTAACAATGCTTCTGTTTTTGAGATTTTATTATTTTGTAATGCCTCAAAGAAAGCACTTCCCACACAAGCCCGGTTAATAGTTTTATCGTCAATTTTATCTTTCCGTCGTATTTCTTTGCCTTTACATAAATGGAGACATCTAACGCCAAATTCAGGTGCTCTTTTTTGTTCAAGCTTGCAGCTTTTAAAGTTAGGACATAGTTTTACTTGCCAAACAGAATCGCCTCCTTCATCAAAAAAGAATTGTTTAAGTCTTGGTGTTTTCATAATTTATTAAGTAGTTTTAAAAGCCTGTATTTTTCCCAATGTTCCGGTATATCTAAAAAGAAATCATAATAATTACTATAATTTCTAAATCCATTCCCGTGTTGGTGTTCTACATCCATAATTTTATCTATACTTAAAAATATTACCCGTTCTTCTTCTTTATCTTGACCTATGCCATTATTATTATTATTATTAAATTGAATAAGTTTAGTTCCTTCTTTTACTTTTGTCCAATCAATTTCAAAAGTTTCAAGCCATACTTCTTTGCTTATTTTCATAACTTTTTTAACTCCAATTAGTTGTACTTTTTTTACTTTTATTTAATCCCCTATTATCTATTATGAAATTCATTACATCTGTTAGCATTGACTTACATCCTTTAACATTCTTTTACAATAAATTACACAATACTTCAAGGGGTACTTTTTTAACTTCTTTAATTTTTACTCTATCTAACCAGTTTTGATAAACCAACCATATAATTCCATCATCAAAATCTATTCTTCTAAAAGAAATGGGATTTTTTTCATCCAACCCGAAATTTTCAAACTTATCAAACCTTGCATAAATATTGTTAAAACCGTGTATTTTACTACTCAAAAGATAAATTTTATTAGATTTTAAATCTAAAAGAGTTTTAATTTTCATAATAAATATAAAAGTACTTCTGTTTCCGTAAGGGGTTTAAAGTACTTAAAGGGCAAAGCATGTCTTAAATAGAGGGCGAGTTTACTTAACTCCTCCCGGCTTAATTTCACTTGTACTCTAGGGTTTTTCATAATTTTTCCAATAAGTAGTCTGTTTCAAGCTTTTCTGCTTCTTTAATTGGTATTTTAATAAGGTTGTCAAAGGTAAAGCCGTTTATGTGTTCGGGATTACCTGGAAAAGCACTATTGAAACAATCAAGATTAGGAAAATAAACAAAAACTTCGTATGGTTTTATCCCTGGAATCAATATTACCCTACCGGGTGTTTCCCACTTCTCCCATAAACCCCCACCAGGAGTAGGCTTAGTGTTACGATCTTTAATTCTTACCCAGTCTCCTATTTTTAATTTCTCGGGTATTTTCATAGTAAAGCTGTTAAAACCTCCAATTTGGTCATTTCTCTATTAATATATGCAGGTAAACAAGATAAACAATAATGTTTTGGAGGACATTTCTGTTTACAATCTGGGCAAAATTTTGCAGATTTACGATCAAAGAAATCTGATTTAGTTAAATATTTAAATAATATATCACTTGGGCGGCCAGTTTCCATCTCACTGTCAACTATTTGAATAACCACATTATCAACCGAAAGTAAATAATACTGCCCTCTTTTAAATTTATAGTGGTTTTTCATAACCTTTTTAAAAGTTTTTCTCACAGTTTATATATTACTTGTACTTCTTCTGGACATTCTACACATTTGCAAATAATCCCGGATATAGTACACCTAACTTCGCAACAACTCCAACCCTCTGCCTCAGAGTGTGGCCTGCAATGGTGACAGTTTTCATAAGAACAAGTACCATCTAAAATACGATTTGCTATTATTATCATAGTTTTTGTAATATTTTTAAAGTTTTTATTTTATTTTCATCTTTTAAGATTTCAACATCCGAAGGTTCCATATAAAAACAGGATGTTTCTGGATAGATTGAAACTACATAGTAGAAATCACGTTCTCCTTTTAGGTTAGGATCATACCACCTAAAATGTATTTTTAATAACGTTTCTGAAGAAACGGGGTCATTCCAACTTGATGATGTTCCAGGCCTTGGAACACAGTAACCTGAGTGTCTTACTAATCTAGAGTGCTGTGCTTCTTCTATCATTTTTATGGAAACTTTTATCATAGTTTTTCTAAAAGAAGTGCTGTTTCCGCAGCTTTATAGGTTTTAAATATTTGTAATTTATCTTCCATAAAACAATACGGAAAATCAGCATATGCTCCAGCAACATAATAAACTAATTGTGTCTTACAGGTGCAGTTACCTCCTTTTACACCACATTTTTTTACTTTGATGATCTGGGTAATTCGATTGTTCAGTATAATATATTTTGGGAGTATGATCATAAACTCATCAAAATCCTGTGTAGGTGTATTTTCTTTTTAGATGGTTTGGAAATAAATTTAATTCGTTCTGGAGAAATTGTTTGGTGTAATTCTATAACTGTTGGTCCCCATTTACCGCCAGTTGTGGGATACAAAGCTTCCCAATCTCCTGCATAATAGCCGTGCTGAACCTTCTTTATCAGGGTTCCAACAGGAAAACCACATTCACTGTCATCTAATAGTATCCCATATTGTTCTTTCATAGTTTCTCCAGCAGTAGTAGAGTATACCATTTCGACTGTTTTAATTCTTTTTTGGACAAAACTTTAATATCCCATCTACTCAACACTTGTGTAAAATAGAACTTGTGGTTAATTGGAAAGACATTTATCCAATTAGAATCTTTTACCAACCTTACTAAAATCCCACGTCTAAAATTATGGCCAGTTTTTCTATACGGAGTAATTACAACGGCGTATTTTTTCATAGTAAATAAATAAGTGCTTGTGTTTTGCTTATTTTTTTAAACCAACATTCCTGTACCGTAAAATGCTTGGGCTCCCAATTTAAGTTGCCGGGAACACATACCTCCCAACAACCCTGCCTTGGTTTGTTTGTTTTTCTTACTAACTTTATTACTTTTGGCAACCATGGCAAACTCGTAGTAATAAAGTCTCCCCGCCTATATCGCATATATCCCCCGAGTTAAAGTATAACACAATATTTGGGTTTTTTCAAGCATTTTGATAAAGTTTAGTGATCATAGGTTTAGCAAAATTTCATCTCTTTTGGTAAACTGTTTAAAATAACAGGGTTTAAGGCCGGTTAAAGTACAAACATGCTTTTTATCATAGGGTTTAAAGTTTGACTCTATTAGTTTTCCAACTGTTCTGGCCGGACAGTTTCTAGAACATTGCAGGGCACAACTACAGTACATTCTAACCAGTTTGCTTCTTACCTTTGGCATAGGTCCTCCAAATTGCCCTGTTTATGGGGCCAATTCTTTATTTAACAATAGATTTTAAATATAATGTATAAAGTACTGCACTTGGTTTTGCTACGCTTAAATTGAAAGCTAGGACCTAAAGAAGACCTATAGCTTATTAGTTAGGTATTCAAGCATCCTTTTTTTGGTTAAAATAACACATTTACAATTCCCGGTTGGGGACACACTTTTCCCATTGACTTCCAGCCGTAAGCATCCTCCGTGTTTTTCCATCCCAGAAAAATACTCTATGTAATCGTGTGGTTTACCATGTGGACACTCCTCTGAACATTTACTTCCATTTAATTCTCCAATACATATCCTCTTATGTGTCATCCTTCTCCTTTTCTAGTTTAATACTTATTCCAGTAAGTATCCCAGGAGAACCTTTCATAAATTTCTTAAAGTATCTGATCTTTGCCTTTGTGCAGCTGGAAAGATTCCGGTATATCCAGTCAACATACTTTTTATCTAAGCCTTTTGTTTCTAATGTGTTATACCAACTACGTTTAATAATATAGTTAAAAAGCGGTATCCGGTTAATCACTTTCCCAACCTTATTGGAAGTACAATCTACAATGCAACAGTCTTCACCGGCAGCAAGATTATAAAGAATAGAATCAGGAAACATTAGAAAAAGCCGATCATAAGCTTTACTTTCAATATGTGAACTTTGTATCCTAATAATCTCACCAGTATACTTTCTTTGATATAGCCCCGCTGAAAGATTAATAAAGTATTTCATAATTCCTCCAAGATTCGTTCAAGCTTACTTGGTAGTATTACTAACTTACTGCAAATCCAATACGGAGATTCAATAATACCAAAGCCTTTAAAATGACATGTTTTATAATATATACACCGCTCACGAGATGGCGAATGAGCTAGACCATCTGTAAAACAGCACTCGTCTTTTGTATAAGCAGTAATTTTAGCTCCTTTGGAAAAATATCCTTTTTTCAAGAAGTATCTTGGGAGACCCCTTGGTATTCTTCTTCTGACCCGTACTTTCCATGGATGTTTTAATCGAATAGCCAAACTGACACCTCCTTTAAATCTAATTACTATATAGCAAAACGAAGGTTCTTTCTAAAAAAGACCGATGTTTTGCTTAGAACAACTGCCTGTAAAGGCAGTTTTCTATATATTTAAATACTTTTAATACTATATTTGTATTTTAGTACTTTATATTTATACTTTAGTTATTTTTAATATTCACATACTATATTATACTTAGATACTATTCTCTCTTTACAGAGAGATAGGGTTATAGGGGAAGAGAGATTTTTCTCTCTTAATGTCCAATCTGAATGCTATATAGTAACTAAATTTTTGAAAGGTTTTTAAAGGTTAAGTTTACTATATAGTGTTTTGATTTCATAAAACATCCAACAATACTCGTAGTTTTGGTACTTGTTTAGTTAACCAGTACCGGGACATAGTTGCGCCTGTTTTCGGGTGGGCATATGCAAAGTCACCCTTTAAGGGTTGTACTAACCAAAGCCGATTTCCATCCCCATCTATCTCTGACACTCTCTTTACAAGTTTTACTATTTTAAGACTTCCAAGAACATGCTTGCTTACATACCAATACTGTCCTGGTTTAAGCTTTTTCTTCATAATTGATCCAATAGATATTCTTCTAGGGTCGCAGACTTTGATTTTTTTACACACCAGAAGGAATAGTTGGCATCCGCATCAAAAAACCATAATTTTTCTTTACAGTTTTTATGGCAGCTAGTTAACTTACAACCTTCTGGGTGTAATTCTATTTTACCTACTCTTTTTATATTCGTTGTTTGGGTATATCTATCAACCACCCTGGCAAACTTATCCGTAAGTTTCACAGTGCACCTAAAATAAATAAGCATTGGCTTCTGGGTAAACACCCTCTTTATTTTCTAAAAGGACGTTCCAGAAGAGAGCATCTTCTTTCACATGTATTTCTTTTGCAGAGCAAGAACAGTCGTGGAAGGTGTATTGATCTTGCTCTTCTAATTCAATATATGTTTTCCTATCTGTGAAGAGAATATATTTTGGTTCTATTTGTGTTTTCTTTCTTCTATCTGGTTCACACCCCAAAACTTTTAAAATAGTCTTACCCTTTAATGCTTTACAAGTAATCATACTTTTATCCTTTTGGTTTAAGAACGGCCTTTAGTCCTGACCGGATTAGCTCACAACATATGGTTTCGGCAAGCTCAAAGTGAGCAGTTGCTATGGGACACTCTCCTTTGGTATTAACTATTGTTGCCGCCAGCATTCCTTGTTCTTCCGTTAAACCTACTTTTTCATTTAACACCTTTACCACATTTTCAAAAGAATTTATATCATCATTTTGAAGGACTACATAGTATTGCGGAAGCATTATATTTTCGGTTTGTATTGTGAATTAATAGATTCGGGACATTTCTCCATCCTGTCTTCATTACACTCTTGAAAGTCTTGTCCACACCAAGCAGTGTCCTCACCGTCGTCGTTATTGCGATACGGACAGGTTCTAAGTTCTCCATCCATAATAACCTCCTTAAAGTTTATACAACAATACTAAATGTAAAGCTCTAATTGAGTAGATTCCTGCTTCCTGCCAGTTGGGAGGCCGAGTGGTTTTCTTAAGTACATCCTGCCAAGTAAACACCTCCAATGGTTTACCAACCCAGATACAAGGGTTTTTAAAAATTACAATATATTCTCTGTTAGGATTTAAGTCTCCTTTAATATGATATTTTTTGAACTGTTCCACCAGTCCTTCATAACCTATTGTAGTAATTTCTTTAGAATAGAGTTTTATCATAGCTCTTTACATACAAATATATCACCATAATCGGTTTTTAGTTTAGTTTCAAAGGCCTTCTTATCTTTAGAGTCTGCTTCGCCCTGTTCTATGAGTCTGATAAAACCTTCTTTAATTTGTGGGTAAAGGTCTTGGATCATTAAAACCTTATCAATCCTAAACGTATCTGCGTCTCCTTCAAACCAATCCTCATCCACAACTTCAAAACTAAAATCCCACTTATCTTTATGTCCGTATAAAGTAATTTCAGTTGATTTAAAACTGATGGAGGTTATTTTCTGTTCAATAAAGTCTCCCTCAGCAAACACCTTTACTTTTATTGGAAGTATTGGCATCTGAAAATCTTCAAGTTTGTTTTTAAATGTAAAACGTAATTCTTCTCCACCCCACTCTGTCTTTTTTCTTTTAAGACTGGCTTTATAAAGTGTTAAAACTTCCAGCAGGCGGTCAAACTTTATTTTTTGTTTAATTACGCCCGCTTTTTCTGCTTCTTTTAAGCCTGCTATCCATTCTGATAAATGGTTATCAAAACCATACCCTCTCCCAGCTTTACCCATAGCCAGGTACATTTCGTTTCCAGAGTAATTACTGCTTACTCCACAAAGACCTTTATAATCTAGACCGTAGTCGTTGTAAGCGTCCTTTTTTCTTTTAAATTTAAACTTTGTATCTACGGCAGTAAGTCCTGTCATCAGGAAGTAAATAATCTCTTCAAAAGTTTGGGTAATTACAGCACTTTCAAGATATGTTTCTATCTCTCTTGCTTTGGCAATAAGTTTTCCTACTTCTTTAAGTTGCTCTATATCTTTTTCTGAAATGTTAAAAGGTTTCACCAGTACCTCCTTATAATTGGTCTATTACTATTCCAGCTACTTCTTCATCTTCTAATGTACCCCACGTAATTTCTTCAACCTTTTCAAAGGTAATTTTCCAATTCCTTTGTTTAACAAACTTCTTAAACATCTCTACATCTTCCAGCTTTACATGTTCACAAAATTCTCCGGGGTTATATTTAGTATCGGTTTTTGGAACTTCAACTACGAATTTTATAAAGGTCTTAGAGTGGTGTTTCATTTTCTCCTCTTATTATAATGCTTTAATTACAAAAATATCCCCATAGGTCTGTTTTAACTGTTGTTCAAACTTTTTCTTTTCAGCAACTTCTTCATTAAGTTTACTTATCAGAGTTTTATAACCTTCTTTTATTTGAGGATACATTTGTTGTATCAGGACAATATTCTGAACTTCTCTAATACTAGCATTTCCCCAACCAGAGAAAGTAAAGTTCAAGTTAGAGTTTTCATTTAAGTTAATAGTTTCTGGAGTAAAGGAAATGCTTGTAATTTTAATTTCGTCAGCAGTATCGTTTGTAAGATGTATGTTCTTTCCTTTTCCAGAGTATTCAAGGACAAGCGGCTCTACATCTCCTTGATACTTTACTGTTGACCGCCAAGGGTCTTTCTTAATAACAAGACTTGAATAAGTTTCAAGAGCTTTTACTAACCTTTTATATTTTACTTGCTGTTTAATTACACCGTCCGCATTTGCTTCTTTAAGTCCTTTTAAAAGTGTATCTATTTTCCCAGCAATCCCCCACTCCCTACCTTGTTTTCCAAGAGCAAGAAATGAAGATTTTTCTGGATGTCTCCAGTTCTTTCTAACCTCACAGAAGCCTTTATAGTCTAAAGCCAACTGTGAATTGTAATAACCAGAACCCTTTTCTTGGTCTTTGAATATGTATTTAGTAGCAACAGGAGTTATTTTTTGAACCAAGAAGAAAACTACCTCCTCAAGTAGGTCTGTGATTACTGTGCTGTTTAGATATTTCTTTAAGATTGCTGCTTCTGCTGAAAGCTTAGTAATCTCTTGGATTTCGTGAATATCTTTTTCAGTAATGGTAAAGGGTATCATATGGTTTTTCCCCATGCTAAAATTTGTTTTGCTTGCTCAATTCTTCTTTCATATTCTTTGAATGAGATAATAGTAGTGTGAAAATCAACATAGTCGGTATAAAGAACAGTATCTTTACTTGGTTTTCCTCCGTCTTTATGAAATCTTGTTTCAATTTTAAAAGTATTTATCTTCATATACTTCCTTTTGGATATTTTCCGATTAAAGTTAGGAATAGAACCTTACACAATAATACAAAATTTTCCCAACGTTCTTTCCGTCGTTGTTTAGCAATTTTCCTTTTTATTTCTGTATTTCTATTCATTTACTCTCCTTTTTAACTTGTTTAATTATAACATATTTTCCGTCGGTAGTCAAGTCTTTTTCCGTGCTACATTCAATACATAAATAAAACCAAAGCCTACCTATTTCTTTAAAGATAGTAGCAGGTCTTTCTTTACAGCAGTCGCATACTAATTTTCGGTTTTCTCCGTAAGGGTTCGGTGTCATAATTTTTCTACCAGTAGTAAAGTTTCCATCTCCTTTTTCTGTTCTTCTATTGTTAGGTTCTTTTTATAAATACTCAATAAAGTTTTCCTATCCAAGTTTCTACTTCTTGATAGTTCTTTTTCCCAATACTCTATCCATTCTTGTTCTTTTACTAACGGAGTAATAGCCGTAAGCAAAGCTTCTTTCATTTTTCCTTCGGATAGTTTTCTTTCACAAACCTTATTTAATTTCTCTCTGGGAATTTTCCATACTTTTATAAGGCTTGGAATAATACCAAGTAAGTGATAATTCTTTTCCGTTATTTCTATGGAAGCACGACCAAAGATTAAAACTAATCTTCCGGAATTTGCACTATATCGTAAACAGTAGTCGTAAAAAGTTTCTTGTTTAGCAACAAGACCTAAATATCCATTATTGTATCCGTATCTACCACCCACAGAAGTAAAATATCCTACTGCTTGCGGATAAAGTTTCATAAAATACTTTACTGCTTTTCCTTTGAGATGTATTTCAAAAACTTTTGGTATGCCTAACAAGGCTCACTCCTTTTTCTTTGCGATTAAAGCATAAATTACTAAACTAATTATAAATTGCCAAAGTATCGTATAAACGTTCGTCATAGGGCATAAAGTATCTTTTCAAGTTTTGTCATTTGCTTCCTACAAGTAGTATCTTTACTTGGTCTTTTTGGACACACATCTCCGCACGCCTCATATTCTTCGTGCCAGTAATAATCTTGGCATTTTTTATTATCACACTTTCCAATTTGTGCTTCTGGGCATTTTATTTTCATAGTTTTAGTAAAAGTAGTTCCAACTCCGTTAGTTCCCTACATACTATGGGTATCGAAAACCTTGGGCACAATTCTTTTTGGTCTCCTGGCGTATTATGTTTGTGCGGTAAACTCCAGTTGTTAGAGACAGCACACGTGTTCTCTTTACAATCTCCAGATATTTTCCTATTACAGGCATACAGTTTCTTCTTCATAATGCCCTTGCTATTACTTCTGCTTCAGAGACTTCTTTTAACAGAAGTTGGTCTGGCTTCAATACACAATTCCAAGTGCGGAAACTGTATTCAAATTGAAATATTTTTAGATACAAAGCTCCCCCAGACTTTTTTAATACTTTAGCCACCGTTGTTTTACAAGTCCACAGAGGGGGATTTACTTTATAATACTTCCCTACTTTAAAACTTTCATAATCCTTGTAAAGCATTTAAAAACTCCTTATCAAATACTTTACCATCCATTCTTATTTCCGTAATGGTATCCAGGTTAATCATCCTAAAGGCTTTCTTTTGCATATCAAAGACTGGGATTAACCCGTGCTCTAATGGGTCATACTTCATTCCTGCCCCAGTAATGCCTTTCTTTACTCCGAAGCGGCAATTCATAGTCCGCTTTTCACCCGTAGTCCTCTTGATAAAGTCTACTGTTATGATCTTGCCCTGACTTGCTCTTAAAAACTCTACTAATGTTAGGTGTTTGGTCATTTTATTCTCTCTCCTCTTCCATTTTAATTACATCCCCGAAGGGAACTTCATTGGCTTTAATTCCTTGCTTAGATATTACCCAGAGGGTTTTAATATCACTTTCTTTGGGGAAATCACCATAACCATCCGTCAGGAATACTAATACCCGAAGGTTAGGTTTATTCTCTTCTAACCATTTAAAGACTGGCTTGAAGTCCGTTCCCCCACCGCCTTTCATCTTGATATTAGTCATATCGCTTGCCCCATTTACTACACAAACGGTATGAACTGCTGCGTCGCAAGTAAGAACAGTAAGTTCTATATTGTCAAAGGCAGTTACTATGCCCAAGACCTCACTTAAGCAGTCTTGTAGGTCGTCAGGAGACATAGAACCAGAGGTATCAATTGCTACGGCTAATTCTATGTTTTCCTTTCTTACTGCTGGCATAAATACACCCGTGGCAATACTATGCTTACTTGGTCTGGTATAGGTATAGTCAAAAGGAAGTTCTGCCATTAGATACTTGATTAACTGTTGTCTCCAGTTTATTTTAGGCTGGTTCAGTTCATCAATATATCTATCCATACCAGCAGGTTCTTTACCCTGCATTTTGGCATAGGCATAGGCTTCATTTACTAACCTTTTCCAGTCCGGCACTTCTTCCTTACCCCCTGTTTTTCCACCGGCAGGTTGCTTTCCATCTTTATTGCCTTTACTTTCTTTATCCCCCTGACCACCCTTACCGTCTTCTTTGTCGTCTCTCATATGGTCATCGGCAAACCCTACGGCAGACCTAGGTATTTTCTTTACTACTTTTTCCAATTCCGCATAGATTTCTTCCCAGATTTTCTTATCAATATCCTTGATAAGTTTACCACCCACCTTTGAAAGGTCAATGGAGTGGTTGTTATCTGGAATAATCCCGCCTTTGGGTAAGTGGAACTGGTTAGTATTAAGCATATCATTGATTACTATATCTTCGCAGATATTGCTTAATTGTGGGTCGTGGTGCTTAATCCTCTTGAGATGGTCTAACGCAATATGAAGAACTTCGTGGCAGAGGACTGCTTTTACTTCATCTTGAGTTAGGCTTTCTACAAATGTGGAAGAATAGAAGCAATGTCCGTACTTGTCTACACCCATAGTTGCTTTACCGTTTACAGCCTCTAATTGCTTTTCTTCTTCAGGAGTAAACTCCTTGATTTGTAGAGCCATTGCCAGATAAGAAAAGAATGGATTTTCTTTCTGTAAGGCTACCCTTGCTTTGATTATTTTATCTACTGCACTTTGGGACACTAATCCTCACCCCCTTATAATTGTTCTGCTATTTTTCTTGCTGAACATCCAGGACAGTCTGCTATAATGTTCTCAAGTTGTTGCTCTCTTGCTTTGACCTCGTCTCTTTCTGTTTCTGCTTTAATACAGTCATCTTCAAGTTTAGAATAGTCTGAGTCTGCTTCTTCTTTTTCTCTCATTAAATAACAGACAGGACAGTTCTTACATTGATATACTACTTCGTCGTGGAAATATCCTCTACCACCACTACAGGTTTCCATAGAGTTTAATCCTCTATTAGATACTTACCGTATTGTCTTAATGCCTGGGCTATCTTGGTATTACCCTGAACCAGTTTTACGAAATCCTTTATACCATATTTCAAGAACCTGAATAACAGGATACTAAATTCCGGTTCAAGATAGTCTGTGGTAGCAATTACTTTTTCCAGGTTTTCTTTCGGTTTCTTCTTTGCTATCTCTACCAGAGCAGACAGGATGGTATATTTCATATCAATACCTTCTATCTCTTTTATTTTCTCTGGATGTTCCAAGAGTTTTAATATATCAATTTTCTTGGAAAGTTTTAGATAGGCTACGAACTCTTGTGCTACGCCATCACCTACGCAACAGGCTGCTGCCAGAAGAGCCTCGTCGTAATCTTCAGTGTCAATGCTCTTCATTAAGGCCGAACAATACTTACCCCAAGACCTGGGAGTAGGAAATGCTTGTTCATTTACCTTTGTTTCCGGTAGTTTATACAGGAAAGAAGGCTTCCAGAGTAAATATGTGGTAATCCTACTATCTACTCCATTGAAGGTTGCCCATTGAACCCAATCATCTATTGCTGGAATAGCAAGTTCAATATGGGTAAACCTATTACATAAAGGTCTTGCCATCTCAAAAATATGGGCTTTATCTTCTAACCTATTACCGGCTGCGATTATTGCCCAACCTTCTGGCACTTCGTAGTTGCCTAACTTGCGGTCTAGGACTAACTGATATGCTGAAGACTGAACCAACGGTGGGGCTAAATTTACCTCATCTAATATGAGGATACCCTTACCTAATCTTGGCAAAGTATCAGGAAATGCCCAGGTGGTAAGGAGTTCTTTCTTTTCCCCTGTTCCTTCTACTACGTGAGGCAGTCCTCTTAAATCAGACGGATCATATTGGCTTAATCTCATATCAATAAACCCGAATGTTTTGCTATCAGCAAAGCCATCTGAAAAAGGCAATCCCATATCTTTTGCTATTTTCTTTGCGGTTGCTTTTATCTGTTCAGACTTGCCAATTCCAGTTGCCCCCCAGACAAACAATGGAACTCTGGTATAATAGGACTTTTCCGCCATTTTTCCTAACTGCTGATGGTTTACTGCTCTCATTTCTTACCTCTTTTGGTTGTGAATAACCCCGTAATCCCAAAAACTACTAATGCTATAATGGGATATGCCAGGATTGTTAGTTGTCCATATTCAAGATAATTCATTGCCCTAACTCTCCTTTAAGTTTGTAATTATTTTACTACTGACATAAGCATTATGCCTATGCCAAGACCTGCTAAAACCCCAGCTACGAAAGCAAGGTAAATTGCTGTGTTAACTGCTTTGATTATTTTTGTATGCGTTTTAATCACCTCCTTTTTATAATCTTTCAAGTAAATAGTCCTCTTCAGTTATTTCTATTTCTTTTCGGTTAAGTTCCGCACTTCGGCAAGACAATCTTACTACTTTTTTGGTTGGATACACTTCGTTATATCTTAATTTTTTACACTTTTTTCTGTATTCTTTCGGCTCTGTACATATGTTACACGGCACTACTATACTTATTGCTACATCTCCGCCACAAATAGTTTTAATATATTTAGGCAAGGCAGTCTACCTCTAACTTGTATAGTGCTTGACAGGCTGTTATTAGGTCTTGGATTTCTTGTGTTAATCCAAAGATTATTGTTAAGGTTTCTACTGCTTCAATTCTTTTGGTAATTTCATACTTGAAGGCATATCTCTTGGTTTCTTCAGTAGAGGCTTTTATTCCAGCCACTTTCTCATTAATCCTTTTCATAATGTCCTGGACTAAAATTCGCAAGGAAGTCTCTACTTGTTTAGTAAGTTCCGGAAGGCTACTTGAGTCAAACTTTATGAACCGTATATCACACGCTACGGTGACCTTTGCTTTGAGCAGGTTGTCTACCTGTCCTTTTAAAGCCCAGGGAATTAAATACACGGACAAGTTAATTGGTAGTGCGTGCTTTCTTAAAACCTGTCTAATCTGGTTATAGGCCTTGTTGTTTCCTACGGGAACATCGTAAACCAAGCAACCTAATTCTTGTTGTGTAATGCTAACTGTTATTGGGTTCATTTTTCTTTCTCCTCTCTTCAATTGTTATTATCACCCTAAATCGTAAAACACGAACATAAAAGAATAAACCGTACTTCTTTATATTTTCTACCAGTAGTCCAAAATAGTCTGTGTTTATTTTCATAGCACTCCTTTGAGGATAAACCTATCCTCATTTTCTACTTCGCATTTATCCTTTACCCATATTTTTAATGGGATTTTTTCTTTAAGACAAAAGGATATTAGCTCTTTTGAAACCCTTCCCTCTTGCCGATGTAGCCGTATTGGTATGTATCGCTTAATCCATAGAAGTTTTGGGTAGTTTATTTCTTGGTGTAAAGATATATTTATTCCGTCAAATAGTTTAGGAAGTTTATGTATATTCCCGTTGTAAATTCCTACACCGTTTGTATAGAGGTATACTTTAGCATTAGGATGTTTTTGTTTAATTAAATCCACCGCCCTTTCGGTTTGTTCTTCCGTGTAGTTGTCTTCCAAAGGCTCTCCACCAGTAATCAGGAAAGTATGATACTCTTGTGAAAGTATTTCGTCAAGCGTAGCTTCTTTAATTGTGTCCATTACCACCCTATTATTCATTAGGCAGTAAGGACACCCTAAACTACATTCTTTTGTTATCATAATCCGTGCTTGTTTCATTTGTCTGGTATTCCCCTTAAGGCCGACCAGAAAAGTAACATATGTAAGCAATCCTTACAAAGGTTATGTTTATTTTCTCTTTTCAGAACTTCCCAGTTAGGAACTACTTTACCATTGTGTGTTCTTTTACACCAGCTAACTTGTCCATACTTAAATGGAAGAATTGGGTAGTGTATATGAAACACTTTTTTATTCTTGAAAAATATTAGTTTCATTTTCCCTCTTTATACCTAGCTATTATGTTCTTGTAAGCCAGTAGAGAAATTTCCTTGTAGATAGTGTCTGGCTGTTTTAGTATTACTTCTTCTGTTTCTTCAATTCCAAACTGTTTAAACCCCAGCCTAATTGTAGCTTCTACTACATCGTCAGGCATTAGCTTGTGCCTTTATTACTTCAAATTCTTCCAGTAGTCTGTACTTAAATTCACTGTATGCCAAAGACTGCCGGATTAGTAGTTCTGTTCTGTCTATCCCTATTTTAGAGATAGTTAGTAAAATCGCTTCTCTCACTTTTCACCTCACTTTATATCTGGAAACTAATTACTAAAACTCTCCAGAAACCCTTTAGGTTAGTTCTGTTGCTTCTAATTGTATTACGATAAACAAAGTGCCACCACTTTTTCATTTATCTCTCCCTATTCTTTGGTAGTTCCTCTTGGTGGCATTTATGCCCGCAAGGTTCACAACCTAGTGTTTCCTCTACTAAACACCACCCACAAGTTTCACACGGGTAGTGTGCTGTTTGACTTCCGCAATTACTACAAGTTATTATTCCTATCAATTGAACCTCCCTTTATTTTTGTAGCAGGTTTCTTTTGCGATTAAAATGTTCTATACAAATCCTTCTTTCTAACTCCGCTTCTATGCCCTTGACTAGTCTATCCGTGTTTCCTATAAAGGATAGTTTAGTTTCTTCGTGCTGGTTTAGTCTTGCCCCTATGGAGTAGTCTAAACCCTTGCCGGATCTTACCATTGTTTTCACCCCCTTTTATTTCTCAAGTATGAACTGGTTCTTAAATCTGTTTACCTTTTCCTTTTGAGAGTTCTGTCCTTCCTGTTCTTGCTCTGCTCTTTGTTTTAATATACAGAAGCAAGGTTCTTTTTGTTTACACTCTGGTTTTAGTTTACAGGGCATTATTTGAAATATTGTAGCCCTATAATACATACTACTATTACCGTAAGTGCTAACCCTAACGCTGTTCCTATTGCTATTCCGTAGGCAAGTCTATTCATCTTTCTTTGAACGCCTCTTGTCTACCGGCCTGGTAGGGTTATTACCGCCCTTGTCAACTGCGTCCTCAACTGCGGAAAGCCAATTGCCTTCCCCGTTGTCGGTGTTATGTTCTCTACCTAAACACATATACCCCCCTTGTTAGTCTATCCATAATTGGATAGGCTCTCTTTTTGAGTTTATGACCACCCTATTCCTATTCTGACCTCAAGTGTCCATCTTTTTCCCAAGATAGTTAGTGATAGTCTTATATCTATTCCCAAGATGTTTATGGATATTGCGTGTATTTGGTATTTGCCTTTGTGTGTGTGTGTTATCATTGCTCACCTCTTGTTTAGTGCTTGCCTGTATTGCTCAAGCTTGTTTAGATTATCTGCTGACCAGGTTGTATTTTTCTCTGTATCCTTCTTAATTAGATGTCCTGCCTTTATCCCTTCAAGTATTCTGTATCCCATTCTGTATCCCGTTGGGCAAGTGCTTAGATGTATCTTTCTATTTGGTATATTCCATATTAGTATCTTTCTTGACTTACCATTGATTGCTGATTTTTGTAATCCCTGACCGTACCTTCGCTCTTGTGGATATGCTCTATGACCTTGTATCTTGTATCGCTCTTGCTCTACATCTTGCCTTTCGCTGGAGTTATTGCGTATGCTCTTGTGAAAGGTTGCTATTGCTTGCTCTTTTATGTTTATCATTGTACTATCACCTGCCTTTATTATAGTTGTCCTGTATTATAGTAATACTATATAGTCTTTTATATATAGTTATTCTATATTTACTTTATTATTATTTATATATATATATATATTACTAGTTCCCTGCCCTACCTGCCTGCCCGCTTATAGTCTTTTATATCCTCTACGGATATAAATCTTATTAAATCTCTGATACTATCTTCTTTCCAAGACCAATTGACGCGCTTGCCTTCACATCTGGTGTTTTCAATTCCCGATAATCTTAACTCATTGGGCGTAACCATACAGCCTGTAACGTCTTTAATTGCTATTGTATCTTTATATTCGTGTTTTTTGATATATCTAAATTCAAGATAATGCTTTAATTCTGTATCCGCTACACCGTCAATAAATTCTCTGATATTATCCATTGATTATCCCCTCCCTTTCAAGCTTCAATTGAAGTATAACATACCATACCAAGATTACAAGGTTTTAAAGGATAAATTGAAAGGAAAGATAAAATATTATAAAGTATTGAAAACATTAACGTTATGACTAAATCCAAAACAGTGCCAAACGCCTACACGTTAACTTTCCCGAGGCCTATGTCAGCCGTGGGTACTTCTGGGTCCGTCCCCCTGGCTGTTTTTACCCCCAAAACCCCAGCCTAGGGCCCGCTAGGGCCCTTCCCGGGCAGGTGTAGGGCTTGCTGCCTACCTTACCGTAAATCCCAGGGAAACAGGTGTATTTAGATAAATTTTAAATTAATTACCGGGCGAGGAAGGTTTTCAATACTAGAATGGATAGATTTGACTGGACTTTACTTGGATTTGGACTGTTCTTGCTTAGTATAGCTGGGATTTGTTTTGGAATTTTAATGTATCAATAACCTGGAGGTAGTAAGATGGGCCGCAGGAAAATGTCGGATGTTGAAAAAGTATGTGCAAAGCTCAAGAGGTTAGAGGTAGAAATAGATAGGCTTAAAAAGATCTTAGCTGAGAAAGAAGCAGAGGTTAGGCCTAGTGCTACAGAGTGTGCTCCGGATTGTACTTGCTCAAAGTGTGCAAATAAAGAATAATTAAATACTTACTCCCAGGTCCACTTCCGGGACATGGCCATCCGGCTGGACCTGGGTTATTTAACGCTTTGGGGATGGGTCAGCATGCAGGCCCCTACAAGACTACCTGAGCTTCAAGTAGTCCCGTTAATTTGATAAATACTCCTCTACTCCAGCTTGGATACCGGGCTTTAGAAGTACTAAAAGAAGAAGGAAAATTTCTTTTTTTCTTTAATTTTTATACAGAGCATTTAAAGTGGTTAGAGCGGGCAAATGCTGGGTGTGCAATCGATCTTAACTTTAGACTAGATGCACAGTCATTAGCAGTATTGGGCAAGCCGGAAGTAACTAAAAGGCTTGTCTTTTTTTATGGTCGGGCCACAGTTTTAATAGAACATTTTGCTACTAAAGAAGAGCAGAATTTATTGTTAATAGATTTAAATAAAAAGATAGATGATTTAAAAACAATTGAAGATTTATTCAAGGAGTTTTAGGTGGATGTACGGTGTGAATATGGTGAAAAATGTACAGAATATCTAAAGCGAAACTTTGCACAAACTAATCCAGAGGAACTAAAGAAGTCAAGGATGTATCAGTGTTCCCACCGTAAAAGACATCTTAAACAGAAAAATTGTAATCCGCATGATTGCTATATTGCCTTTATCTTTAATCGTTTTGATAACTACGAATGTATTTGTACCAGATTTACTAAAACAGACGAGATCCTGGAGAAACTATAATGGTGCGTTGTGAGTATTGGAAACTTTGTCAGGAATGGAACAATAAGGTTAAAGCCAAAATACAGTTCTATAAAGATTTTCCAGCCCCAATGGATTTTTGTAACCATATGAATCCACATAAAAAAAATAAAAGGTGTGGACACGAATGTGTCTATCCCCTATTATTGGGTGGATTTGGTAAAGTACTCAAACTAAGACCTAGGTGTAAAAGATATACAAAATTGATGGGAATACTTGAAGCACTATAGATGGCGTTTAAAATGACTGATGGACTTTTAACAGAAGACCTATTAATTGAATTAGCCGCAGTAATGCTAGAAGCAAAGCAACTGGGAATGCCTATTTTTTTAGATGGTGGAACTCTTTTGGGTGTAGTCCGGAATGGAAAACTGATCCCTAACGACAATGACTTAGATGTTGGTATTCGTAAGGAAGATTATTTTAAAAGAGACCCAGGTTATAAGAAGCTTAAGTTATTTTTACATTCTAAAGGTTGGAGACTGCATTCAGAACAAGCCTCGCACTTAAAATTTTTTATGAAAACTAGAAAGACATCAATAGATATTTGGATATTTCAATTAACTACAAAGACTACTAGACAATTAAATGAAAGGACACGTAAGTTTTATAATGTAGTTACTGAACGTGCCTATTATCATAAAGCCTGGGGAGGTTTGTTTAAATTTCCAATAGATACCTTAGAGACCTTAGATACGTTTAAGGTAGGGGAAATGGAGTTAACAGTTCCACATAACCCAGAAAAATATCTAGAAAATCTTTACGGGGCAGACTGGCGTACCCCAAAATCAATGAACAAACCTAAAGATTATAATAATTTTTCAAGATTCCCACTACCATAGTCAAATGAAAAATATAGGTGTAATTTTAGCAGGCGGAATAGGAGAACGTTTTAACAGCAGCATACCAAAGCAGTATGCTAAAATAAATGGCAAGTACTGCATACATTATGTTGTTGAGGAGTTTTTAAAATCCCAATTGTTTGACGAGATTATAATAGTACTATCAGATTTAAAATATAAGTATATTGTGGAAAGATTTGAATCAAAACAAGTTTCAATTATTTTGGGTGGACCAACTCGTAATGAATCTATTTTTAATGCACTTGATTTTGTTGAGCGTTTTTGTCCAGATAATATTCTTTTTCATGATGCGGCCAGACCATTAATACAAGCCACTGATTTTAAACAGTTTATAGATGGACTAGGTGATTTTGATGGTGTAGTTGTTGGGGAAAAGGTTACAGATTCTTTATACCCAACTATTAATAGAGCTGGTTACAGATTAGTACAAACTCCGGAGGCATTTAAGTTTAAAGAATTAAAGAAAATGTTTAATGTTAATAGGAATGATTATACAGCCATATATCAACATTTAGAATTAGAAAAAATTAAATTAATTGAATTAGGGCATTATAACTTTAAAGTAACGTACCCCTATGATATTTTAATGTTAGAGAACCTAATTACCTTTACCCCAATTTTAAAAAATTATGATCCACAGACTTTTTATAATAAACGAGTTTTGGTATTTGGGGGAAGTGGTGGTATCGGGAGTTGTCTAGTACAAAAGTTACATAGTTTAGGATGTATTGTTGACTGTCCTGGAAGTTTTTCTGTTAACTTAGAAAAATTTACTGATACTACGTTTTTTAATGATGAAGTATTAGATTATGATTTTGTTTTTAATTGTTCTGGATCTTATGCTAATGATGACGCTGGAATTTTAGAAAAGTATGATAAAATAATGACCGTAAATTTTAAAGCAAACTTACAAATTTTAGACTTTTTAATTCGTAAAAATAAGAAACCCGTATCAGTTGTTTTGCTTTCTTCAAGTGCTGCTTCTTTTGGGAGGCCTAATTTAACTGTCTACTCAGCTTCAAAAGCAGCTTTACAGAGTATGCTAGAAAGTCAGGCTGTGAAATTTATGGAGCTGGGAATTAGGGTAAATTGCATCTCACCAGAAAAAGTTAATACCCCACTTCTAAGTAAATTACATGGCGATAATTTTGAACTTAGGGATGTTTTATCTCCAGAAGAGGTGGTTACTGCAATGTTGGCCGTATCCTGTAGCGAAAATGTTGGTAGAATTATTTCTTTGCGAGTAGGGCTATAATGAAAATAACTTTAATAGGTGATCAACCTACTGCTATCCTGCACACTGGACTGGCTGGGATTCTAATTAATCCAGTGAAGTATTATTCGAGATACAAAGACGTTACCTGTATAATTATAACTAAAAAGGATGTACGTATTTTAGAATTTTTAAAAGATAATGCCAATAGATTTAGAGAAAACACGCCGATTTATCTGGAGCAGACAGTTTGGGATTTTGTTATAAGTCGTTATGGTTCCTTATGTTTGAAGAGATTTGTTGAAAAGATTATTCAACCAAATGTTACTTTTTCTTGTGACTGTTCTGTAAAACCCTACCGAGTATTTCATGGTAATGATAAATGTTTAGGCCTAGATTTTGGTACTGAATTTTCTTTTATTGATGGTTCTTTTTTAAAAAATAAAGAACCAGATTTAAGTTCTTTTAATTTTTTCTACTTTAATTATAATTTTGGAATTTCTAAAATAAAAACATTTAGATATACTGGTTTTTTGAAATATAATACTAAATCATGTAGATTATTATATGAAAAGGGTTTTCAATTAATGAAAGAGGATAAAACTATGGACGAAAAGAAATTTTTTTATACTTGTCAAATAGCAAAATCCGGAACTGATGGAAGGGGTTTTTATATTGAGGGGTATGCCGCTACATCAGACCTTGATCGCCAAAATGACATTATTACAACCGGTGCCTTAAAGGCCGCAGGTGAAGGCCTTCTATCAAACGATGGCCGCACCGTATTTTTTAATCATAATTATGATAGGTGCGTAGGAAGGCTAGATTCCGCTGATGTTGATAATACTGGTCTTTTGGTAAAGATATATATTAGCGAAGTAGAACAGGAACTGCGTACAAAGATTTCTGAAGGTGTAATAAGCAAGTTTTCTATCGGTGGAAGAATTTTATCTTCAAAAATAGTTTCTAGAACAGAAGCGGAAAGAATCACTGGAAAAGCCAACACCAATTCTTCCGGAAAAGTAAATTTAATTACAGGTATTGAATTATTTGAAGTTTCTGTAGTTGGTCTTCCTGCTAATGCCAAAGCTGGATTTAGAGTTCACAAATCCTTGGAGGAAGCAGTTAAAGAAATGTTAGAACCAACATTAAATACTACAGAGGCGATTGACAAGGAGGATATTAACGTGGAAAAGATTGAAGGTGCTCCCGAAGTTATTGAAACTCCGGTAGACGCAGAGAAAAACATTGTAATTGAAACACATACGGATATTATAGACAAGACGGAGATTGCTCCGGATGGTGTAGTAGCTCAGACTGATGGCACCGTTACCCAAACCCGTATTGATACAGATACTGGGGAAAAAGCAACCGCAATTCAGGAGGTTCATGATAAGTATGTGTATACCGAAGAGCAAGTGCAGAAAATCAAGGCTGAAGCCGAAAAAGCAATTGAATCTCAGAAAGCCGAGATCGATGCTCTTAAGAAAAAGACAGAAGAGTTAGAAGCACAGAAACTAACTCCTACGGCCGAAATTAAGGGTTTAGCTGACTACGTTGAGGCGGAGAATGTTAAGTTACATGAAAAGATTGATGCACTTATAAAGACCGTAAATGAGTTAAATGCTAAAGTTAAGGAGATTCCAGTAGAGGCGGATGTAACCAAAACCGCTCCTATAGTGGTTGTTGAGAAGAAATTAAATGATAAACCCATTGAAAAATCAGTAGACGAGATTTTCTTGGAAAAAATTCAAGGTAAATCTTAACAGTAAAATTTTAGAAAAGGAGGATATAGAAAATGGACGATAAAGCTTTAAAAGCGATGTTTTTGAAAGACGCTGATTTAGGTCAGATTCCTGATCAGTTAGGTAGTGACTATTTACCTAAGGACGTATCTTCTAAAATAATTGAAGAGATTACCCAGAAGAACATCATGAGAAAGTTTGTACAGACTATTCCTGTTGCAAACAGAACCATCCAGGTTCCTCGTGTGTTATTCGGTGATACTTTGAATGTTTATAAGATCGCCTACGGTGCGGATGTCACTTCCGGAACTTCTGAACAGGGGTTTACTTCGAGCTCAATCCTCTTACAACCTCAGTTGATGGCTGCGTATACTATCATGTTGGAATATGATATGGAAACCGCTGGCTTAGATTTGGGTGCTTATGTAAGACGTGCCTTGATACAGGCAATAGCAAGAGCTGAAGAGAATGCTTTCTTAGTTGGTGTTAAAGGTTCCGGTTCGGGATATGCCACGTTATTTGATGGTATATACACCGTAGCCGCTTCCGGCTCAAAATGCGCCGTTACCCCCGTTGAATATGACGATGAAGATGATTTGGTTGATGTCATAGCAGACGGTATTAAAGCGTTAGGGGTATATGGTGAAGATAGAGGCCAGCTAGTGTTAATCGCAGCTAATACCTTTGCGAACAAGCTTCGTAAGGATGCTAAGATCGTGCAGGTTGGTGATTACAACCCTAACGAACTTGGTGTTACTAGAACCGGCAATCTTCCTAAGATCCATGGCGTTCCCGTTGTTGAGTCTTCTGTGTTGGAGACAAAAGAAAGCGGAGAATGTGCAATTCTTATGAGGACAGACGGTGGCTTGTTAGGCCAGAGAGGTCAAATAATCGTACGTAATAAAGCCTACGAAGAGAAGTTTTCCAATATGTTAATCATGGCGGAAGAGATAGACTTTGCGTGGGGTCATTTGGACAGCTCTACCAAAGCAGTAGGTATGGTTCTGATTCACAAAGCCACTACTTAAACGTTGTTGTGTTAATTTGAGGTAAATCAGGGCCACTTGGGTCGAAAGTCCTGAGTGGCCCTTTTAAATGATATGATTACTATAAAGCTAGTAAACGATAAGTACAAAGTAGCATATCAAAATAAGCTAAACCCTTCCTGGTTAGTTTCTGTTCACTCCTCTGCACTAAATATCCATCAAGAACATAAGAATAATCTCGTCCTAGGTTTCGCTTCTCCCGCTTCTGGAGAGCCTATAAATGTAGGTCTTATTAAACAACTATTGGGAGATGGTTTTATAGTAGTTTTAGTTACTGATAAAATAGCTAAACCGGAAATATTAAATCCTAATTTTTTTTATATCCTTTCTACTTGGTCAAATTGGACACATAAACTGTTTTTATCAGCACCAAATTTTGCAGGTGTTTTTTCTTGCGGATCTGAATCACAAATTATTAGCCATAAGTTTATTACAAGTATTGCATATCCAAGTGTTTATTTTAATACGGTAGAAAATGCACCAAGGTTAAAACAAGAAGATATTAAGGAACCCCTACCAGAACCTGAAATAGTCTCCAATAAAAAGAGTATTCTAATATGTAGGTGGGACACTGGCTTAGGTGATATTTTAATTTTAACTAGCTGTTTAAAGTCATTAAGAGCTTATTACAAAAATTATGAAATTTGGTTTGGATGTAGGCCAGAATACTCAGTCTTATTAAAAGGAAATCCTTTTGTTGACTTTATTGTAACTGATAAAAATAAGTTAGGTAAGTATGCGATAGTTTTTGATTTTACAAGATTTTTTGAGCATGAAAATTATCCAATGGAAAAGTGGCCAGCCACAGGTAAAAGCAGGATTGATTTAATTTATGATGATAAATTAAAAATACCGGCAGTTGACCGTAGACCAGTCTACTATTTACTTGACGAGGAAATAACTTGGGCAAAGCAGGAATTGGCAATATATCGAAAGCAGTTTAAATTTTTGATTGGCTTTCATCTTGATTCTGCTTCTCCCAGTAGAAATTACCCCCTAGAGTATTTTAATGATTTAGCATTTAGACTCGAAAGAAAACAAATAGGCATTGTTTTATTGGGTAGTAAGAACCCTAGGTATACTCAATTAGATTTGAGTAAAGTTTCTGGAAAAAATATTATAAATAGAGTGGAGCTTGATTTAAGACAGTCTGCCGCATTAATTAATGAGGTGGATTTAATGGTAGCGGTTGATAGTGGTTTATTGCATATTGCAGGTGCGATTAAAAAGCAAACAATTGCTTTATTCGGGAATATCCGGCCATCTTTGCGATTATTATATTATGATACCATAGAGGAACTTTACCCTGCAGGTGAATTTGACTGCGTGCCCTGTAATGACGCTATTCACATCAATAAATGTATGCCAGCGTGTAGGAAAACAGCAGACCTCTCCATTCCTGCTCTGTGTATGTGGAGATTAACTCCAGAACGAGTTGAGCGTAAAATCTTATTAGATCTTGGACTTAAATCTGAGCCATTACTTAGAGATAGACCTAAACTCTCTTTTGCCATGATGACCCATAATGAAGAAGATTGGATTGAGACTTGTATAGATCAGATACATCCAATTGCAGATGAGA